AATGGCTCGTTCGATTGCTGAGGTCACTATGAGTTGTATGTCTTCATGATGGGCTTGTAGAAGTGTTGTACCCTTAATGATCATTGCAATTGTCAAGGCAAGCATTTCTTTTGATAATGTTGCATAAAAATTTATTAAACTTTCTTCTGAAACTTTGTGATGTAATTCTTTTCCAGAGTCTGAAATTTGTTCCATTAAGCCCTGAAAATATTCATTAATCACAAGATCGTCGTTCATACATCACCCTCTTCTTGTGCTAATTCAATTGCTTTTTCGATTGCATTGTTAGATATTAGATTTATAAGCTCATGGATATCTTTATTCACAACAGTCCCCTTCATTGTCAATGAAATAACCATTGAAAGAACCTGTGTTGCTAGTGTTGAATAAAAACTTACAATTTTTACCGTAGGAATTTTTGTTGATAACTCTGCTCCTTTAATTACAATGTTTGATAATAAAGAATGATAACATTCAAATATCATTTTATCTTCTTCGTTTATGTCTTCGTTCATGTGTCCTTATCCTCACAAATTATATCTTCTACAACGTCCGACCCAGGAGATAAGACGACTACACCTCTTTGTCCATACATCTTTATTCTACACTCTAAGCAAGCGTTGCACTCACAAGGACACTTGCAATCTACAAAGATCTTGCCGCATGTATCGCATAAATCTTCGTGCATACATCCTCAGTGTTTTTGGATGTTATACACATACAATTTAATGAACTCAACAAATTATGTTTGATTTTTGATTGGGTAGAGATTAGATTATGAAGGCATAAAAAAAAGAGAGAGACCTCGAAAAACCTCTCTCTCTTGTACTTGGTAGGAACTCACTAGAAGACAAAACCAGTGTTCTACACAAGAATAACCTATACTTGTAGTGTTATTCTAACGTGGCTCCTTCTTTAGTACAAGCTTAAAAAAACATTGTACAAAACAAGGATTCGATCATGTCAATCGTAAGATCAAAAGTTTCACAAAACTTCACAATCGTTAACAACTCAGTAATCAATGATACGGAATTTGATTCCAAGTACATGGGTACTTATCTAAGGCTTATATCAAAAGGAGAGGGATGGGAAATAAGTGCGCATGGCCTTGCAAGTCTTTACCCAACTAATGGAATTGATTTTTATCGCAATGCATTTAAGCACATGTGCAAACTTGGATATTTAATCCGAATACCTCAACCAAGGGTCAAAGGACAATACCAAAAAGTTGTCATGGAGTTGTATGATACAAGACAAATTGAATCTAATCTTTCTGATGAAGATGTTGAGAAATTGTTTTCAAAAGAAGAGCTTTCTACTGAGGAAATTCAAAAAATTTATCCGAAACGGGTTTTCCGCTATGGTGAAGCTGAGGAGGTAAACCCAACGCAACAAAGAACTGATAAAACTTCTTCTTCGAAGAAGAAAGAAACTACTACTAAGACTATTCCTAAAACCAAGGAAGTAGTAGTCCTTTCCAAAGATAAAGAAAAGGTCCCAATACCCATCATTGAATCCTTGAAACGCTTAGACTTGACTCCTAGCGAAGAAAAACGAATCAGCAAAGATTTCACACAATCTGAGATAGATATCGCTGTAGAGAGGGTTTTAACGTGGTCTACGCGCAAGTCTGACATCTCTGCGATCTTGCATTGTCTTAAGAATGCTGATACATGGAAAGACAAAGTTAGCCAAGAGTCTGTTGTGGTTAAAAACACAGAGTACCTGGATTCTAAGAAACATCTAAATGGAAAGAACTTCGCAGAAACAAAGATCTGGGTGTGTAAAAATCATATTGAGTTTGTACCAAATGCTAATTGCCCGTCTATAGTTCTATCTGTAGAAAGCCCAACATTCATTGAATCTGTAAAAAATTATTTTAAAAAATTGGAGGACTTCTGCGGAGCCTGCTTGGCGTAACAAAAATGTTAAATATTGGTGGATGCTGTATGCTTGGATTGATAATTTATTTTTGATAAGTTGATACAAACCAGGGAAAAAAATGTTTGTTTGGATTTGCACAGTTTTAAATTTAATTATGTTTGCGATCATAGTGTATATTTACCACTTTTGGGATAAGAAAAAAGTTATTCACATTCAAGGTGGTGAAGATGGTTGGATTTCTATTGATGAATTTCCAGGCGTTTTTTTAATAGATTCACAAATTATTATTACGGATGGAAAGAGGGTCAAAACATGTACTTGGATTGATTATAATAGTGATGGTAAACCGATCATGAGTACTTACGACAGATCTTTGATCACACATTGGATGCCAATGCCAGAACCTAAAAAATAAAAATTATCTTTTTAGAACCATCAACGGATTAACTCTTTACGATTTACCAGGAAAATGTGTAAAGAAATATCTTTAAAATTAGTCGTCTTTCGCAGTACAGTCAGCTTGGTAAGGCTGATATTCAGCCCCCATGTTAAACACATACCAAAGGAAAAATATGTGTAAAGATTGTGAAGAAAACAAAAGAGACTGCTGCTGTTGTATACAGGGCCCGCAAGGGATACCTGGACTTCAGGGGCCGCAAGGTATTCAAGGGGTTCCAGGAGCTCAAGGGATACCGGGACAAGATGGTATGCAAGGACCTCAGGGCTTACAAGGGCCTGCTGGTATTTGTGATTGTGAAGAAGGTATTTGTGATTGTTGCGAATCATATGCAAGTATATGGGCGCAGCCTCCTCAAACTCTATCGCCGAATGGTGGTCTATCCGATGCTGTCAAGTTCCAATTTCAAAACGCGGTAACTGCTGCTGATTTTGACTTGTCAATGATGGCAATTGATGGTTCCGTTAAGTTCTTAAAATCAGGTACTTATAGTATTGCTTTCTCTGCACAAGCGAAAGTGGCACAGCCAGTACCAGATCCCGTTCCTTCATTTAGCTTTGCTTTATGGAAAAATGATATCTTGATTCCAGGAACAACAATTTCCGGATATACACAAGCACCAGGCGATGATACTTTACAAGTAACAGGCCAGGTTATTGTTGATGTTATAGCAGATGAAGTAGTCAAGCTGCGCAATGCAAGCTCTGTTTCTGTGGATATGACGCCGAACACTCTAGGTATCTTGTTCTTAGTAACAGTTGCAAACATGAACATTCATTGTCTTAAAAAAGAACTAATCTAGGTCTTTTGGGGGTAAGCCACCACGCAAGCCCCCTTTATCACGTAAAAGAATTTTCTCATTGTATATATTTTTCTTTTATTTTTAATCTTTTTTTGAGATGTTGAAAAATCGTTTAAAACAGGTAACTTATGAAAACTTACTCTAACTGGACTATAAAAGAAACAGAGTGGTTCAAGTGTGATGAAGCGCTACCACCAAGAGATATCGACTTTGAATTCTCAATAGATGTTCTATTATGGGATGGGGAAAGCTTTTATGTTGGATATTTCGAAGTAGATGATATAGCTTTAGATGAGCATATTTCTGATGAAATAATTTTAAAAAATGGATATGGAAACTGGACATCCCATGATTCTAGTATGGAAAAAGTTACTCATTGGACATTCTTGCCTAAAGCTCCGGAAAATTAAAGATTAGTTCTTTAATCTTTGTATGGATCAACTTCATTCTCTGATGCCATGCATACACCAATCGGCTTAAGTTTGTGGATTATTTTGACAGTATCACGATGGGCAAACAAAACTTGCTCGATTCTTTTATAACAAAATGGGGACTCATCAACTCCAGCACCGCGCAACTCAACATCAAAGTCTTTAACCCATTTGTCCATATCTTCGCGCTTAATACATCCTTCCTTAATAACTTTACCTGTCTTTCTATGGATCTTGCCCTTAGCTTGTGCTCTTCCCATGACACGACCGGCTCCATGGATAGTTGAGTAAAGACACTTCTTAGATTCTTCGTGATCAACTCCTTCAAGAATATATGAGAAATCACCCATGGACCCACCAACAAAACCCTTCTGGCCTGGATATGCTGGTGTAGCGCCCTTGCGGACAACCCAGACATCTTTATCGAAGTGCCTTTCTTTCCATGCAAAATTGTGATGATTGTGAACTTCTTCCAAGATATCAGCCCTAAGTATTCTAGCAACTCTTGAACAAACCCAATCACGACCTGCATAAGCATACCTACCGGCTAGTTCCATACACTTAATGTACTGTTCTCCTAGATCTGATTTCTCGTCAAGGATGACAGGGGATGCGTGTATACCATCTTTGCCACCGGCTTCTTTAATGAAATGAGTGCAGATAGTATGCCCAAAACCCCTTGAACCAAAATGGCAGCCAATCCAAACTCTATCTTGTTCATCAAGAAAAATATCAACATAATGATTACCACTACCAACCGTTCCGAGTTGACTAATAGCCTTATCCTTGAGTCTTGCGAGTAAAGGAAGTTCTCTCCAAAGCGGATCTTCGAATAATTCATGGTAAACGGTTTCATTGTTTTTCCTGCCTATTCCGAAACTTATATGTTTTTGAACTTCATTCATTGTACGGTAAATATTTTGTCGAACAGAACTTGAATCAGCATTAACAAGTACAGCCTTATTTCCGCATGCAATATCAAAGCCGACTCCATTGACACACACAGCATTTTCAAATGCAATAACACCGCCAACTGGAACTGAGTATCCTAAGTGATGATCTGCCATGAGAGCTCCGACAACAGCTCCATACTTCATTACTTCTTTCATTTGTTCAACAGCTTCTAATTCTGGGTTTCCATATATTGGAAAATCTTTCATTCTTAATCCTTGGGTTAATGACAAAATATTAAAAAACTTTTTGAAAAGCAAGAAATATGTTGCAATCATTTTCAAGAAATTTCTATATAAGTTAGATACAGCTTATTATTGGAGGCATATGTACATAACATTAAAACAGTTCGCGGATAAATATCCATGGCCAAGCTTGCTAGCATTACGGTCTATGTATTTTGATGCGACAAAAGATAAGAATGATTTTCTTCCAGCATTTAGCAAAGTTGGCAAGAGAGTGCTAATATCACCAGACAAGTTCTTTTCAATTGTAGAAGACCATGGAAAAACCAAGGAAGATCATGCCAGATAAAGAAGATAAGTTAGTTAAGGTAGTGTTGAAAAGTGGTGTAGCAATTAATATGTACGCACCTCCGGAAACAATAGATGATCTTATGTATCATATTGAACATGTAAGGTTTAAAGATAATGGGAATGACAACATTTATGTAGATATTGATTCCATTGCAGCATTTGAGGTACTAGATGATCGAAGAGATCCACCAAAAGAAGGAGGCGACACAAATATGCCAGAACTGCCTCCTGAAAAAAGTGACTGAATTTTTTGAACATGTAAAAGGTGGCATCCATTTATGTAAAAGATGTTCTTACCTTCCATTGTCTAAAGTAAAAAATTACGAGATAACAAATGGTGAGTAATCCCCAAGAAGCAATGAATCTCTTAGCTGATAGAACTTGGCGGCTGAATAACTTGTATTACATAAAAGACAAGCAAGGGCGTAAGGTTATTTTTAAGCCCAACTGGGCGCAGCAAAAGCTTCTTAAGCCACATTACTTGAATATCATATTAAAAGCGCGTCAGCTCGGTGTAACAACCTTTCACGCGCTTTTATTCTTGGATACATGTCTATTTAATGAGAATGTCAATGCAGCGATCATTGCGGATAACAAAGATAATGCCAAAGAGATCTTCGTTGATAAGGTTAAGTTTGCTTATGACCATCTTCCGGATTGGATTAAGATAACAATAAGAGCAAACCGGGATAACGTAAACGAACTTAGATTCTCAAATGGATCAGTATTCCGGGTTGGTACTTCTCTAAGATCTGGTACGCTTCAATTATTACATATCACTGAGTTTGCAAAGATATGTACCGAGAATCCAAAGAAAGCAAACGAGATAACATCTGGAGCTTTGAACACTTTAGAGGTTGGACAGTTCTGCTGCATTGAATCTACAGCCCGTGGACGTGAAGGAGCATTTTATGAAATGTGTAAAACAGCAATGGATAAAGATCTTCAAAAAGAAGAACTAAGTACCCTTGATTGGAAGTTCTGGTTCTTTGCATGGTGGCAACACCCGGACTACGTTTTAAATTCAAAAAATGTCTTGATAACAAAGGAGCAAACAGGTTACTTTGATACTTTAGAGAAAAAACTTGACATAAAGATATCTCCTGAACAGAGAGCTTGGTATGTGAAGAAAGCAGAAACACAAGGTGATTACATGACTAGGGAATATCCTAGTACGCCTGAAGAGAGTTTCCAAAGCGCTAATGAAGGATTGTACTTCGGTACATACATGGCAAAAGCGCGAACAGAGAGAAGAATCTGTCATCTTCCATATGATGAGAATGCCCCAACATATACAAGCTGGGACATAGGAATTGGAGATTCAATGGTTATCTGGGTGTTCCAAGTAGTCGGACACTCAATTCACTGGATAGACTACTACGAGAATAGCGGCGAAGCTTTAGCACATTATGTGAAGTGGTTGAAATCTAAACCTTACATGTTCGAAAAGCATTACATGCCTCATGACGCCGCTAAAAGAGATCCGGGTACTGGTAAAACGTTTGCAGACATTGGACGTGAACTAGGATTGAAAATTGACATAGTACCCTACGATCGAAACGAGCTGTATGGCATTGATGCAGCTAGAAATGCATTCTCAAGGTTCTGGTTTGACAAGACTAGATGTGCTAAGGGAATAAAGTCTATCGATTCATTCAGAAAAGAATGGAACGAAAAGCTTGGGTGCTACAGAGAAAGAAGCCTTCACGACTGGGCATCCCACGGTTCTAAAGCCTTGATATATGGGGTTAGAGCCTTAAACAGAATAGAAGGTGGAAAGGGATTATCGGCAGAAGATTGGAGAAAACTAAGAAATCAAGCAGTGGTTTAACATGGAAGATAATGAAGAAGAGTATAGACGGTGTAAAAACTGCCGCTTCTTCTCTCCTATCATGTATGAATTCGATGACACTGAACTTGATTCTGATTATGGGGAATGTCGCAGGTTTCCTCCAAAAGCTTTGCCAGAAGAAGAACAATTCCCAGTAATCTCAGAAGATTGCTGGTGTGGGGAATTTGGATAAAAAATTTTTATCCTAAATGACAAGATAAAATTTTATGTATACGGCACAGCCTAACGATCAAGTAAATAAGTTTAACCAGTTCTACTATGACGCATATAGGACATGGGGAGTCTATTACGCAGCAGCGTATCGCGATTTACGCGCATATGCTGGCGATAACTGGACTCAAGCCGAGGCAGCAGCCTTGATCCGTCAAAAAAGAATGGTCTTAGAACTTAACAAAATACGTCGTGTTGTTAACCTCTATTCCGGATACGAAAGGGAAAATCGTCTTAGCACTGTATGCGGTCCTGTTGAGGATTCTGATGAAGTCACTGCTGATCTTCTATCAGATGTCATGCTATACGTCTATGACAAAGGTGATGCACACCATGTCATATCTGACGCATTCGAGCACTCCTTAAAAACAGGGCTCGCAATTGTCGGGATCTACATAGATTACTCGAGAGACAAAGTCAACGGGGACATCAAGTTCTACAGTAAACCCTTCAATGCTTTGATGCTTGATCCCTACTTCACGAAGAGGGACTTGTCTGACTGTGACCAGGCTTCAACTAGAGACTTGTTGAGCCGTGAGCAAGTCAAATCAATGCTTCCTTGGGTAGATCCAAGCATCATTGACGCCATTCCTACTGGCATCCGTGATAACAAGTATCAATATTTGGGCATTTATCGGCAATACAATTCTACTTACATTGCAAAAAACCTTCTGACTTACGACCAATACTGGATAAGAATTAACAAGCCTCAGAGATATCTAGTCGACATGGAGACTGGTGTAACCGAGGAATGGAACGGAAGTAAAGAAGAAGAGAAGTACTTAAAAGAAGCGATAAAGAATAACCCACAAGTTCAATTGATTAACTCATACAAAAGAACTGTGGAGCTTAACATCATTGTGGGTGGAAGGTTGTTATATGCAGGGCCTGATCCAACTGGATTAGACAACTTTCCGTTCATTCCAATCATCGCATACTTTGAACCATTGATTGATACATATGAACTGAAGATCCAAGGACTTGTTAGATCTATCAGAGACGCTCAAAGACAATATAACAGACGTCATTCACAAATTATCGATCTCATGGAATCTGTCATCAATACAGGTTGGATTTCTAGGAATGGAGCGGTGGTTGATCCTGAGATGCTTTTACAATCTGGACAATCTAGAAACATTGTTATCAATGAAGGGTATGATGTTAATACCGACATCCGAGAAATTCATCCCCCTCAAGTTCCACCTGGATATCTACAATATCAAGATATCATTGATAAAAACATCATGGAGATTCCCGGAGGTTCTGAAGAACTTCTTGGTATCTCATCTACTGGTGACTCACAAGTTTCTGGACGATTGGCAGAAGTTCGAGCTTCTAATGGCCTTAAAGGAAACAGAGGTCTCTTTGACAACTTAGAACAAGCATTAAAGTGGCTTGGAAAACTTGTTATTGAGGCTATTCAAAAGAACTTCACACCTGGAAAGGTTTGGAGAATCACAAAGAAAGATCCAACACCTGAATTCTTTTCAAAAGAGTTTGGTCAATATGACTCAGTTGTTAAGCAAGCAGTCCTAACTCAAACACAAAAAGAAGCTTATTACTATCAACTTCTACAGCTAAGAGAACTTCTTGGTGATGTCATCCCAGCGGATGAAATTGTTGATGCAGCTCCTCTGCAAGGTAAGGTTCGTCTTAGAGAGAAAATGCTTCAAATGCAAGAGCAACAAAATGAAATGCTTCAACTACAGAAAGAAGCAGAACAAAGAAAAGCTCAACTTGAATTATCCCAAATTGATCAGAACTTGGCTCTTGGACAAGAAAGAAGAGCTCGTGTCTTGGCGGATATTGGCTTGGCTCGTGAACGTATCAGTGAAGGTGAACAGAATTATGCGAAAGCATTACTTGACAATGCAAGAACAGTTGCAGAAATCGAGGACATGGATCGTAACCACTTGATGGAAGTTATGCGTCTAGCGCATGAAATGCAGTCAGAAAGTGGCAATCGAACCGAAGAAAAGCTCCAAGAAGATCTAAAGCTTGGAGAGTCGTTTAAAGGAGGTACTGAAAATGGCTAAACAAAAAATGGTGAATATGACCGCCTATAGTAATGGGTATGTACCACCAAAGGGATCTGCTGGAGCAGCAGCTTTTGGTGACCACAGTCATAAAAAAAACCCAATGAGTGTACCGCGTAAAGGTTCATCTCTTGAGGGTGAAGCTGGTTTTGGATACAACGCAGACCGTACTAAGGTCATGGGTTTGAAACGTGAACAAGCTATGAAAGAAAGTCTAAGGGGATATCCGTGCTAATCCTTCCTAAGAACCAAATGCTTAAAGAGTTTAACGAGGCGAAACAGGGCCTAACAGATCATTACAACAAAGAGTTGGAAAAGATCATAAACCAGAACTCTGCAAAAGATAAGTATTGGATTTTAGGAAAAGTTCGGTTTCCCGAAGAACTTGGTGGCAAGGTTGGTCGCGCCTTTCTGGAGGCATGTGACGAAAAACCAGGTCTTATCAAGGATGCATTTTTGTATGAAGTGGACAACAGGAATGGAACTAAAACTTTGCTATGGATCATGAATCCGGATGGATCGTTGAGGCTTCCAACCTTGAATAAAACAGTCCAAGCGACGCCGGCTAATCGGGCGCAAAAAGGTCGAAAAAGGTAGGACGACACTATCAATGTGACGCCAACTTAATGGGCGAAGGTAACGGGTGAAATTATGACAACAGAAGAAAACGAAGTTCCTGTCTCCGAGGAGCAAGAAGTTGTTGAGCAAGAAGATGAACAAGATGGTGATGAGCAAGAAGCTTATCAACCTAGAACTGTGCCTTTAGAAGCGTTGGAAGCAGAACGAAGAAAACGTCAAGAACTAGAGATGCAGGTTCGTCAAATGCAAGAGTCTAAATCTGAAGAACCAGAAGATGATGAAGACGATGAAGAGTTTATTACTAAGGCTGAATTAAAACGTCGGCTTAAGGAAGCAACTTTTGGAAATAAAAGAGAAGTAATGGAAGAGGCCTTCTGTTCTTCAAACCCAAAAGCTGTGGAACTCATCAACAAACATTTGGAAGGAATTATTAAAAGAAAACCTTGGTTAGCACCAACGATAGACGCTGCACCTAACCGGTATGCACGAGCATATGAAATTGTACAGGACTTTGCTCCTAGAGAAGAATTGGCCTCAGCTAAGAAGTTTCGCGACCCTCAAGCTGAAGCCAAGAAGATCGTAGAGAATTCCCAGAAACCTGGTAATCCATCCACGATAGCTAAGTCGGCTAATATGAATAATGCCGATTATCTTCGTTCAATTGCTGGTAAGCCGGAGTTTAGAGAATATCGCAAAAAGGTGTTGTCCGGGGGGTAAACCATATGGAGAACCCTAAATGGCAAACGGTATCACAACTACCACACAGGTAGACCCTGAAGTAGGGATCTACTTCGATAACGTTCTGTTGGATCGGCATCAGCCTTACTATGTTTATGGCTATTTTGCACAAGAACGTAGAATCCCACAGAAGAACTC